TGCAAGCTTCGCGTCGATGTCAAACAGGCCGTTCTGTTTGTGAACCACATGATTGCGACCAAATTTTAGAAGCCTTTTGGATAGGCAGTAAGAGCAAAAATAGAGTTTAACGAACACCTTGCCGTTAAGCCGTCTTGCGGCTGATAACTATTGGCGTTTCTCTGTTTGTACCATTTTGAATGAACTGAATTCTTGCGAATTGATTTAGGGATGGTCCATGTTCTCAATACAACCTGAGCCCGCAGATGCGAGCCGGTCACGCCCGTGGCCAGCCGATAAAGTCGAGCACTGGCCGATCGAGCGCTTGATCCCTTATGTGTACAGTCCCCGGGTTCATAGCGAGGCGGACCTCGACAAACTCGACGATGCCATAGACAAATGGGGATGGACCATGCCGGTGCTGGTCGACGAGCAAGGCGGAGTGATTGCCGGCGAAGCCCGCCTTCGTGTCGCGCAAAGGCGGAAGCAGGCGTCTATCCCAGTAGTCGTGGCGAGGGGCTGGAGCGAGGAGGAGAAACGCGCCTATCGCCTGGCCGATAATCAATTGGCGTTACGGGCGAGCTGGGAGCCCGATCTGTTACGGGCCGAACTGCAAGCGCTCGGCTTCACCGGCTTCAACCTCGACTTGCTCGGCTTCGAATCGGATCGGCTTCAAGCCATTCTGGACATCCTGGGGTCGAGCGGTCTGACGGATCCCGACAGCATCCCGGAAATACCCGAGCAACCGGTCACTTGGCCGGGTGACATATGGCAGTTGGGCGACCACCGGGTCGGCTGCGGTGACAGCACTGACGCGGTGAATATCGAGGCGGTGCTGGCGGGAACGCAGCCTGATGTGATGGTCACCGATCCGCCTTATGGGGTCGACTATGATCCGTCCTGGCGCGCGCGCCATGGCTTTAGCGGCGGCAAGCTTGCGACGGACAAGGTGCTCAACGATGACCGCGCCGACTGGCGGCAGGCCTACGCGTTGTTTAGTGGGGATGTCGCTTATGTATGGCACGGTGCGCTGAGGGGAAACGTCGTCGGTGCCGATTTGGACGGCTTGCCGGTTGCAGCCGCGCGCCCAGATCGTCTGGATAAAACAGCACTTCACGCTGAGCCGTGGCGATTATCACTGGAGGCACGAATGCTGCTGTTACGCGGTGCGCGAGCGTAAAACGAGCCACTGGCAAGGTGACCGCAAGCAAACCACAGTCTGGGAGATCGCCAACAACAATCCGTTTGGCAATCGCGAGCGCGAAGAGAGCTGGGGGCACGGCACGCAAAAGCCGGTCGAGTGTATGCGGCGACTGATCCTCAACAACAGCCGGCCCGGCCAGATCATCTATGACCCGTTTCTCGGTTCGGGCACGACCGTGATCGCGGACGAAATGACCGGCCGCATCTGCCGCGGGATCGAACTGAACCCGGGTTACGTCGATGTGATCGTCAGACGCTGGCAAGCCGGGCGTATCGCGATCCACCAGGCCTCGGGCCAATCCCTCGATGAGCGCTCTGGCAGCCAGGATCGCGATCGGTCGGGGTCCACCAATGGCTAGAAAGACATTCTTCGTCACCGAGGCGATGCGCGAAAAGGTCCGCCATCTCGCGGGGATTGGCGTCCCTCAGGACGCCATCGCTCGCATCATCGGGTGCGCGCCGAAAGCGTTGCGCGAGCGTTTTCGCGATGACCTCGACCGCGGGGCGGCCGAGGCCAACGCCATCGTTTCCGGCTCCTTGTTTGCCGCCGCCAAGGCCGGCAATGTCGCGGCGCAGATCTTTTGGTTAAAGACGCGGGCACGCTGGCGCGAATGTGCCGTGCCGGACGGCACGGCTGCGGACCGCGATGCCGAGATGGGTTCATCGACAGTCCTCTTGCTGCCCGACAACAGCCGCGATCCCGAACTGATACAAGGGCTGCGCGACGCGCAAGAAAAACACTTCGCCCGAAACTCGCGGCCGCAGGCTTCGGAACTCGGGACATGAGCCGGACCGAACGCGTACACCCTAATACGATTGCGTGGCCGCGCGGCCCCATGCTGTCACCCGCGGCAACGATCTCCGCGCAGCCGGGACCACAGACCGACTTTCTCCGCAGTCCCGCCGACATCTGCATCTATGGCGGCGCAGCAGGCGGCGGAAAGACCGTTGGATTGATCCTCGAACCGCTGCGCCACGCCACGCGGGTCGCGAACTTCACCGCGGTGTTCTTCCGCCGCTCGACACCGCAAATCACCAATCCCGGCGGGTTGTGGGACGAGAGCCAGAACTTCTATCCCCGGCTCGGCGGAACCCCGCACATTGGAATGCGCGAATGGCGCTGGCGGCGCGGCGGCAGGATCAAGTTCTCGCACCTGCAGTTCGACAGCACGGTCTATGACTGGCAGGGCGCGCAGATCGCTCTGATCTGTTTTGACGAGCTGACGCATTTCACGGCGCATCAGTTCTTCTACGTGGTCAGCCGCAACCGCTCGATCTGCGGCGTCAAGCCTTATATCCGCGCGACCTGCAACCCGGACGCTGACAGCTGGGTCGCCGACTTCCTGGCATGGTGGATTGACCCAGAGAGCGGGCTGCCGATCGCCGAGCGGGCCGGCGTGCTGCGCTATTATGTCCGCGTCGCGGAAAAGACCCTTTGGGCCGACCGGCCCGAGGAGTTGTTGCAACACCTGCCACAACCCGAGGATCTGCCGCCGGGCATCGAACCGCCCCGGCCGATCAGCGTCACGTTTATTCCGGCGACAGTGTTCGACAACCCGGCCCTCCTGCAGGTCAACCCAGAATATGTCAACTACTTGCTGTCATTGCCGCTGCTCGAGCGCGAGCGGCTGCTGGGCGGCAATTGGAAGATCCGGCCGGCCGCCGGGCCCTATTTTAAGCGCGAGTGGTGCGTCATCGTCGACGAGATCCCGGCCGACCTCGATGTCGTGCGCTATTGGGATCTCGCCGCCACCGAAAAGACCGAGCTCAACGACCCTGATTGGACGGTCGGCATCAAGCTCGGCCGCGACAGAAGCGGCGGCTTCTGGTTACTTGACATGGTTCGTGCGCGCGCCAACCCCGGTGACACCGAAAGACTGCTTCTCAAACACCGCCGCGCAGGACGGCAAAAGGTCCGCATCGGCTTCGGCCAGGATCCGGGGCAGGCCGGCAAGAGCCAGGCACATCACCTGATACGGATGCTGAGCAGCTTCACCGTGACCACGGCCTCGGAAAGTGGCGACAAGCTGACGCGCTTTGGGCCGTTCAGCTCGCAGTGCCGCGGGGGCAATCTAAAGATCCGGCGCGGCTCGTGGAACGAGGAGCTGTTCCGCGTCCTAGAAGGCTTTCCCGAGTTCGCCCATGACGACGAGGTCGACGCCTGCAGCGGCGCCCTCGAGATGCTCAGTCCCGATATGCGGAATTGGGGCTTGCATGAGCATATACGCCGAGAGCTGGAAAAGCTTAAGCCGACCGTCAATCCGGCCCCCCCCAAAACCATATACGCCCGCGGCTCAATGGAATGGCAGGCCGAGCAGGAGGAGAAAAGAAAGGCTCAAATTGAGGCTGACGCGGCCGAGTGAGCCGGGTCGCTCGCCTCTGACTGGGACCAACAGTTCGAATCCACTTCGCTCCAGCGGCGAGTCATGTGAACCATCGGTTTCGCGGTGCATAGGATGGTTTTAGTCAGCGAACTTAGGTGTCACCAGCCCGCGACCAACTTCGAGCAGGAGGTACCAATGACCGGCGACTAATCGCATGTCACGAACCGGCTGTCGCAATTTATCGCCGGCTCACAATGGGAAGCCATCTCGCCAGAGGTGCGGCTCGGGGGTGTGCGCGCGCTGCTGAACTTTGTCGGCTTTGCGCTCGGGGGCGCGCACGACGAGGCAATGTTTGTCACGCGAGCGCATCGCTTCCACCCCGCCTCACGTGGCTTTGTCAGAAACACATCGGTGCTGAACCGAGTCATTGTTTCGCTGTCCGTTTCTTCGATGAAGATCGAGCGGGCAGCAAAAGGCCAGACCTACCTTGTGGCGCAAAGCTGTCGAACAGCTTTCGGCGATCTGACAACGAGGATTTGCACCGTTCTGGGGGTTCCGGGTCGCCGACCAGTTGGGGGCGCAACTCAGTACCTCAAGGCCGTTGAATCCGATATTGTCGCCGAATTGCGTGAATTCGGCATCTCGGCAGGGGTGGCGGATCCTCTCGCGGACCCCGAGGAAGCAAAGCGCGAATATGCAGCACGGGCTCTCCCGTCCTTTTGGGATCGACCTTGATCGTCATTGGCCGGGTCATCACCGGGGTAAGTTCCGGGTGCGACTTCGATATCGTAATAGTCGTTTGCGTTGGGGTCGGCGTTGGCCGCGGCCACCGCCGCGCTGATTGTCCGGTACTGGCAGATAGTGTTGCAAAAGTCGTCGGATGATCTGAATTGGCAGCGGAAAGAGGGGCGATTGTCGATATTAGTTGGGCGTCTGCTCGAGAAGATTTGGGCCATTACGCTGGGACCGGCTGTGGCGATGGTTTGGTACCAAGCTTTGCGAGGC